CATGTGTCAACACCAAAAATAACTTTAGATTCTAAAACTTCCTTTTTCTCTTTAATCTTCTTTTCAAGGTATTTTATTGTATCTAAATCCACAAATATTTTATTTTTTGCCGTTTGTTTTAATTAAATCTGTAGCTTTAATTCCATATATTGCTGCAACGACACTAACCCAAAGGGATACTATCCACCATGGCATTTCCTGAAGTTTCATAAAATATAAATCTAATTTAGCTTGGATCTCTTCATCTTCAGCAAATACGGAATAAAATAAAATAGCCAGTGGAGATGTGAGAACTAAAAGTACAAATTCGTCCTTCCAGTCGCCTTTTTGTGCTTCTTGAATCTTGCCAGTGTACTCAATTTCTCCTCGTTTCATCTTTTCTACATGGAGTAACTTTGCTTCTGACATTGCAACGTCAGCTGCTTTCTTATTTTTGTAAATTTCAGCTCCTGTTTTAAACGCCGTACCTATTAAATTCCAAGGAAACATTATTTGACTCCTGTAAATTTAAATCCTTTAATAGCGGCTCCATAACCTCTTATTCCGTCTGGTCTGTGTGGACAAGTCATCCCACCATTTTTTAATCCTTGTGGATTTGGGCCTCTTTTTGGTGGAGGACCTGATCGAACACCACCAGATAAACCACCTTTATTAAAATTAATTTTTATTGGATAGGGTTCTACTTTTCTTCTTGGAATAGGTATTTCGGATTGCGCAACATTAGCAGTAGTTGGTAAAATCAAAGGTTGATTATTTCCACCACCATCTCTATCGCCACCTATTGGAGGCATAGTTGTTTTTTGTTTTTTATCTCTGCTCCAATAAGGCTCTTCATCCATTTTATTTAATATAGTACGTCTTACAAATGTTCCGCTTCCAGGAATTACAGTACTTGCTAGTGCACCTGCGATTGCTGCTCCAACTTGAGAACTTGTTTTAGTCGAAGGACTAATAGTTTCTCTAGCTGTTTTTCTTTGAGTAGCTAAATCTTGTCTTGCTTGTGATGATATAGGTGTTGAATCTTTAAATTGTGCTGAAGGATCTCTACCTCTGCTTGAAGTCGTTGAGCTAGAGCCTGCCATAGAAGCACTTTTTGCTTGACTAGCTGCACTCCCCATATCCATACCACCACCACGTAGTTTAGTGACTTTTAAACTTTTAAGTTTTTTTCTTTTTTTCAACATTTTTTATCGTACCTTTATTTTTGGAAGCATAAAAGACCTGTTCAGCCTTTTTTCCGTACTTTTTTTTCATTGCTTTCATGATTTTTTTACCTTTTGGATTTAATGGCATTAGTTACCTCGTTGTCTTAGTTGTTGTTCTTGTAATTCTAAACGTTTTCTTTGAATTTCTTCGTTCAAAGTCTGTTTATCTTCGTCTAAAGTCTGTTTTGCACCAAATTTTGTGACATCAAACTCCATTTTTTCTTGTTGCTCTTGCATTTTACGTTGTAAATCCATTGCTCGAAGGTCAATTTCTTGTTGTTTTAGTTGAACAAGCGGATCTTTGTTCGATTGAGCGTAAAATTGACGTTCCATTTGAGCTAATTGTTCAGTTTCCATTGCAATTTGTTCTGAAACTTTGGATTCAAACAACATTGAGAACTCTTCTGGCTTCTCCATTTGTAATTTTTTCATTTCTTCGTTTGCAGTCATCTCTGCAAAGACACGATTTTTGACTTTTAGACCAACATGTTCCATTAAATGCCCTTGTAGCAAAGCATAAACTTGCGGATTGATCTGTACCATACGAGATTGCATGAAAGCCATGTGTGCTCTTAAATGTGCATCATGATTTTGTTCAGGAAAAGCTTTCGGTAACGTCATCCGTAACGCGTTAGAATTTTCTTGAGCAGGGTCTAAGGGTTTCGGAGGCTCAGGAGCAGGTTGCAATAGTGCTGGAATATTTTTTACTCCTAAAGATTCATACATTCTTCGATAAGCTTCATGTAAATTATGAATTTGTGGATTCGATTGTGCTAATTGTAACTCTGTTTGTGCCAGTTGAATTCTCTGTGCCATTGAAAAGATGTTAGGATCCGCAACAGGAATAATATCGATCTTGTCATCAAAATCTTGAACCTTAATAGTTCTTGATGCACCATAAACATCATAAGGATATTCAGGAGGCAAGTAACTTGCAAAGACATTTGCTAATAATTTAAATTCTTGCTTTTGTGCATAGTAACATCTTTTATGAATCGCAGACATCACTCTTGAACCACGTTCTAATAATGCAATCGTTGTACCAACCGCTGCAGTTTGATTTGCATCTCCAACTTGCATGTCAGCGATCATCGCAAACCGTTTACCTGCATCCACACAATAACCTAACAATTGATATAACGTAGGACTTGGTTCGGAGAACGGTAAAATTTGAAACTGGTCTTTAATGTTTCCTCCAGGAGCATCAACATCTCTAAACTCACCTGGTTGTAACGGTTCTGCATCATCTCTAATTCTTAATCCTCTAGATTTAAATCCAGCAGGTAAATTTTTTAAGGTGGCTGCGTCCAACAATTGTCGGAGTGCGGAGGTCGCTGCACGAGACAGACCACCAATCATATGGATTAGACCAAATCCATAGAAACCTAATCCTGGTAAAAATTTATAATGAACAAAATATTGTTTTTTGTTTTTGAATTCATCGTCCTCTTTGTAGTTTCGATAGATTGCTAAAATTTGCATCGAGTCTTCATCGATGGTTACAACATAAGGGATCTTAATACCATTTTCATCTTCATAACCTGGTAAATCCAAGTTTACATGCATTTCAATTAAATTATAAACATTGGTATTAATTTGAGTATTCTTCACTCCTTCAAGATCATTGTATTTTTTTTCCGTATCACTTTCTTTGACATACGGTTTAGGGAGTTCGATGTCTCGATAAAAACCAGAGACTTGTAATTTTCTTAAATCGTTTTCATTTGTTTTTAAAATTTGTGTAATTCTTTCTGCTTCGATTAAATCCGTTGCATTGTAAGGAACCACTAAATCTTCAGCAGGAATAAATTTAGAAATTGCTCGACCTAATAAAGAATCATAATAAACTTTTTTAAATGCAGAACCTGCAAGGGGTAAATAAAATAACATCTGATCATAGTCTGGCGTATACTCTTCCATCACATCCGAGATTTGATAATTCATAAAATCTCTAACTCTAATCGATTGTTGTTCTTTCTCCTCAGTCGGTGCTCCAACAATTTCAGTTCGTACAGGACCATCTGCAGGCAAAAGTTCTTTGTATGCTTGTGCTTGGAACTGGGTTGCGGATTCCGCTAACAGTGGATGCGTAACTCCTGATGCTCCAACAAAGGGTCTTGTTTGAGCTTCATATTTAAATCCTAACAAGTCTAAACCTTTAACATAATTATCGACCCAGTCTTTTCTAGACATGTTGTCGTTTTTATAATCTTCTAATAATTTAATAGCGAGGGCTTTTAAATCTTGTTCTTCAATATTCTCAGCTAAGTTTTGATAGAAAGTTTCTTCTTTGACTACTTCTTCTTCTCCAGCAAGTAAATTATTTTCTTCATCCACTACCGCATCTACTTCGGCTGGGTTTAACGGGTCGACTGCGTTATCTGATTCGGTAATTTCGATTTCTTCTTCCATTAATACATCCTTGTTGTTTTTCTACGAGCTTTGCCTTGACCTTTACAAACAATCCCACCTGTTTTTAAATTAACTCCTAATTCTTTTTTAGCTCCTTCCGCACCAATACCCCCTGAACCTGCTTGCTTCATTCTAAATTCTTTTAGTGCTGCAGGATCTGGAGAAGTAACTGTGGTTGCTAATTCTGCGACTGTTTTCATAATTACATATAATACTTTTGTTCCATTTGCAAACGCTCTTGGGCTTCGATGATTTCATCGAAATCCGCGCTCACAAAATTACCTTGCCTATATCTTAACACAGCTTGGGTCATGCTGTCGACATAGTCATCATGTTCCCCAAAAGGAAACGCTGCACACTCTTCAATTACTTCGTCTGCAAAGTTTTCTCCTTCTGGATAATACACCATTCCTGAAGAAAATACAGGGGATACTGCATTTATTCTAGCATGTTTATCTTTACCTCTTGTTGGAATAAAATCGGTGACTGGGATCCCCATCTTTCTTAATTCTTGAATTAATGGTTGTCCGGTTGCTTTTGCTTCAATTACTACTGTTTCAGGTTGCCAATATTTATACTGGTCTAAAGCAACTTCTTTCAAATCAGGAAAATCATATCGACCCTTCATCGCATCAAGTAGGATAAGTGCTGGTGCCCCGCCCTCCGAAGGATAGAATACGCCCCACGTAGTAATGGCTGAGTAGTCCGCAGTTTCTTTTTTCGAAAATGCAGTATCATAACTTTGAATCACATATTGTAAATTTGGTAGAGTTCCTTTCCATGGTCGCCACCATTCTCGTTTTATAATCGCTCCTTCTTCTGAAGTTGGGTTCTGCATATACTGTGCATTCCATCTTGTTACAGGAATAGATGCTTTAACTTTTTCTAATTCTTCTAACTTCCAATATTCAGGCCAAACAGGATTTCCTGATTCTAGGATTGCGGGGAACGAGATCACTTCCCAAGTATCGGCTTTCGGATTTGTTTGGGCTTTGATCAAACGCCCAGTGAGGTCGTCGGTTGCCCAACGAGTCATAACTACTACAATCGCACCCCCTGGTTGTAAACGTTGTCTTGGTCCTGATACATACCAGTCGTATGTCTTTTCCATGGCTGTCTCAGACATAACATTTTGTTCGGTGTGCGGATCGTCAATAATTAAAATATCAGCACCCCGTCCTGTAATTGCTCCGCCAACCCCAGCTGCGAAGTATTCACCACCGTGATTCGTTTCCCATCTACCAGACGCCTTAGAATCAGCAGCTAATTTTACATCTCTAAAAATTCTTTGGTAAGCTTCATCATCAACAATGTTACGAACCTTACGACCGAATCGTTGAGAGAGTTCGGCGTTGTGAGAAACTTGCATTAATTTTGCATCGGGACGGAGTCCCATAATCCAAGCAGGAAAATAAACAGATGCAAATTCGGATTTCGTATGTCGGGGAGGCATGTTGACGATCAATCTTTTAATCTTGCCTTGAGCGACCTTAGTCAATTTGTCAGCAATAATTTGGTGGTGCCCCCAGTCAGAAGGTTCCTTAGCTTCTCTGCAAATAAAATCTGGCCACACCCCTTTGACAAACTGCAGGAAATTTTCCTTAGCATCAAAAATTTTTTTGGCTTCTAATAATTTTTTTAACTTAATTAATTTTTCTTTTGGTATGGTATCGTAATCCATAAGTTTTTATAGTGTATGTTTGAGTAAAACTCAACCTAAACTAAGTATATAAAGTACCTAACTATAAAAAAAGGGGGGTGGGGGGTCAAATTTTTTGCAGTGGATTTTTGGGGACTCAAGCCCTAACGGGCTTGAGTTTAAAAAGTTATTATTGATTTCTTTTATCGACTTTAACAATCTCGACTAATTGAGGGCTAACATATTTATAAAACAAATCATTATTCTGTTCTTTAAATAATGATTGATTAAATACGTTACGAGTCTGTTCAGAAATATCTAACACATACTTCGACCCGTCTGTATCCGTTCGAGTAATTGGACACTCTTTTTTAAAAGTCTTAACATTATCAATTAGCATTTTTTCTAACTGTGTTAATTCTTTTTTTTGTTTTCTAATTTCAAAAATCTGTTTGATTAATTGTAATTGATTTTTGAATAATTGTTTTTTTGATGTTTTTATATTTTGCATTGTTTCCTCCATTGTTAAGTTAATGTTAATATAAAACATAGTTTTATTATAATGATATCCCATGAACATACAACACTTATTTTAATTATCTTTTAGAATAATTCTAAAC